TGATTTTTAAAATCAGGTATACCCTTGCTTATAGATAGTATTTGTTGTCCATCTTGTATATCAAAATCACCTGAAGTAATAAATGCTGTCATAGCAGATTGATCGTCATTTACACCTTGTTCATGTTCATACAGTAAGGATGCACCAGCAGTTACACCTAAAACAGTAGGAGTATTCCCCGTTGTGCCTATCTCATATTTTGTTGCATATGGTCTTTGATAAACACCATAATCCGTCCAAGTTGTTCTTGACAATGTTGATGTATACCAAGTTCTCTCTAAGTAATTATATGTGACTGATCTATCTATCTGTGTAGCGTTTGTAGAAGCGTAGTACCAAGTTACCTCATTAAACTCTGAATTTACACCAACATACGTTTCTGGTTGCTGTGTAATAGAAAAATCTTCAAATACAAAATCTTGCACACTACATGGTATTTTTTTTATTGAACCATCATAAAGATAAAAAGCATTTTGTGACATCCAGTATGCTACACCGTTTACATCGACGGCAGCATGCACACCTACAGCACCACAGTTTGCACCTATTTGCACCAATGAAAAAGTAAAAGGTGCACCAACAAACTGCATTGCATGAAGTGATGTATCGGTCCATACTAAAACAGCATTACGTGATCTTACTGCTGCCACAATCTTTGATCCGTCTTGTATTCTAAAAGATCCTGCAGTATTTGTTGCTGTTGGACCCCATGTTGTAAAATCTTCCTGTGATGAAAAACGTAAAAATAAATCGTCTTGTGTAGTGCTATTACCAATTGTTGTTTCTGTACCAAACAAAAATATATGTCTATCAGGCATTGACACTAGAGTAAATCTTGAGCTTGTCGGTGCTTGTGAAATAGCAACAGCTCTCACCCCTGTTCCGTTAGACGTGTCCCATCTAAATGTTTTACCTTTATGCACGGTAGCTATTAAATCTTCACCAAAATTATCAAAAGACCAATTTCTTGCATCTAATGTAACTGTTGAAGTTGATCTTGGAGTGTTCCAGGCGTCTACATTCCATGCATCTGTGCCCCAACCATAACCATAAGTAGCTTCAGCAACGCCTACAGATATTTGGTATTTAGCGTTACCTGTTCCGCCTCCGCCACTTGTGCTGCCACTTGCTTGGCTTGTATGTGTAACTTTGTAGGAGTTTGCATTGACAACAGTAGTAATCTCAAATTCTTTATTCATGTCTAAACCATCTATTGCACTAAAAGAATCAAAGGTAACAAAGTCACCTACAGATGCTCCATGACTTGTGTGAGCCACTGTTACAGTTGTTGTGGCATTTGTTGTAAAAGGATTTGTTAAAGCAGCCTCTAACCTTATAGGTGTAATGTCATAAGCAACACCTTCAGAATACAAATATAATTTTCTATCTGTCCCGATAGCCGTGTACCGTACACCGTCTAATGATGTCCAAGTATGTATATCTCTTGCTACACCAATTAAAGTTTCTTGTATAAGTTTAAGCCAACCACCTACTTTTTGTGGTAAACCATAATGAAATCTTACATTATCAGAATCAATCCAACGGCCTTCAGCGCCGTATTCTGTATCCTGCTTATCAATACCAGGTGCTATATTTAATTTTGTTAATGGCATTATGAAATCCTTATAAATCTGTATTTCATTTCACCAGCACCACCTGTACCTCCAGGTGCACCTTGTTCCGTGCCACCTCCGCCACCACCAGATCCTCTTGATCCAGTTTTACCTATTTGACCTGATTCATATCCACCGCCGTTACCAGCGTCACCACCAGCGCCACCTGCCACATTACCATTATAAGAGTCAGCGCCATTTGCACCAACACCGTTAGCATTATCACCACCGTATGTTATACCATTTGCACCAGCAGCGCCGTTACCTGCTTGATTAAAAGCCGTTAGAGGACCACCCGTAAAAGATGTAATGTTTAAACCTCCTGTTGTAGTGCCACTTGTAAGTCTAGATGCTGTGATTGTTGCGGTTCCAGCTGTCCCTCCTGTTAAAGTTGATAAAGGTCCTTGAACACCTCCACCTGTGACTGTACCAGAGCCACCACCTGTTAAAGAAAATATTTGATTTGTTGTTGTGCCAGATAAACTTGTTGTACCACCATCTGCAGGGCCACCACCAGTGTAGCTGTTTGATCCAGCAGCTCCTGCAGCTCCTACAATAGCTGTTAATGTTTCACCGCCTGTAACAGAAAAAACTAAATCCGAAGCATAAGCACCAGAGCCACCGCCAGGTCCCCCTTGTTCACCACCTGCTTTGTCATAATCTTGTCCTTTGTTACCACCACCGCCACCTGCTACAGCATACTCAATATGTATCGCATTTGCAAGTGAGGGCACTGTAATAGTGGTTGTTCCAGGTGCTAAAATTACATAACTGGTCGCTGTAAATAATGTATAGATTTCACGCCAAGCGCCACTATGATAGACATAAGCATTTGTTACAGTTTTATTTGTATAAGATGTACTATCTCTTACAAAAAGCTCACTAATTTCTCTAAAAGAACCACCATCTTTAATAAATACTGTCATGCATTACGTGTACTTGTACCAGATATCTCCATCAGAGCCACCTGTTGGGCTACTTGTAGATACAGTTCTAGATCCGTTAGCATTTGTTCCTGCAGTTGCAGATATAAAAGCTTGTACGTCACTACCAATCTCAACACCTAAATTTGTTCTTGATGTTGCTTTGTTAGCTACGTCGTTTAAATTTTCCGATTCTTGCACAACTCCTGTAATAGCTGTACCAGAAAACTTATATCTAATTGATTCGTAAGTTGGCATATTATTTCTCCAGTAGTTTCCATCCATAAGTTGCACCAGAGTACACTAAAGCAAAAGCTGCACCCTCTGTTGCTACCGTAAGATCGCTTGTTTGTCCGTCTATTTTATGACTATTTCTACCCACAGTCAAATTGTGGGTATCAAAATTATTTGCTAAATCTAAAAATCTTACCTCATCACCTACCGATGCTGTAGCAGGTAAAGTAATTGTAAAAGCTCCACCGCTTGTATTAGCAAATATTTTATCTCCTGCAAAAGCAGTATAGGTGCTTGTTTTTGTTATCCAATCACTACCTTGTGTTTGTATTTCATACCAATTAGTCCCGTCAGTAGTTATAAAAACATTACGACCAGGATTAATAACAAAAGTATTACCACTACCACCTAGTCTTGCTGTAATTTTATATGATGAACTTGCATTTCGTAAGAAGTACATCTTTTCAACAGCAGGAAACTGTATGATAAAATCTGAACTATGTCCTGTAAAAACTATTGCAGCTTGTCTAGCCTCGTTATTGGCCTGTGTTTGTGGGCCGTTGTTCGTGGTTAATGTATAAGGGCTAGAAGAAGACCCTAAGTTTTTCGTATATACACCAGCAATTGAGTGTTCTAATGACTGTGATAGGTTATTATTAGTAGTATTACCCCAAGCATTTGCCTGTTCACCTGATCCAATAAGTTCTATCTTTAATCTAGTTGAATATGTTGACGCCATTATGCTGCCTCCTGCCAGACCATTGTAGCACTATCGTCCACTTCTGTCCATGCGTAAACTGCTTCACTATCACTTACAGAAGCTGTCATTGACAGACCAGTGAGATCTACATCGGCGTTAAGATTTATCTGTGGCGTACCTACAGATATACCAGCCAATAATGAGTTAGGAGCAACTGTAATATTAGCTGCTGCAGAAACAGATCCTACAGCTGAACTTGTTAATAATCCTGTAACATTTACAACAGATGTCGGTAATGGTGTTACGGCACCAAGAGACGCTGTAGCACTTATACCAGATACTAAAGCGATTGTTGCATCACTTGCAATAACATTACCCACTGCTGTGCTAGCAGATTGACCTGTGACAGATACATTTGTTAACGCTCCTGCTGTTACTGATCCGAGAGCCGTGGACGCAGATAGACCAGATATGGCAATCGCTACGTTACCAGAGGTAGACACAGAGTGTGTGCCTAAAGCAGATGATATGTTTAATCCACTAACTGCTATGTTTTGATTTTGTATACCTGCTGGTGTTACTGCACCTAATGATACGGTATTATTAAATCCTGATACAGCAATACTAATATTCTGTTCTGATTGCGAAGCAAAAGCTGCCTCGGCGAAACTTGAGGCTGCAAAGGTCATTTACAGCTTATCCATCTCCGCCTTGACGGCTGTCCATGTTAATTCTGAATGAGGATTAGTTGTTGTAAAATTACCCTCTACTTCCCATTGTATAGTTGCATAAGTATTTTCATTAACAATACTTCCATCAAATCTTAATGGTGTATTTGGTTTTAAATTTTCTATTGATAAAAACATTTTATCTACCTCTGTCATTCTATGCTCCAATTTCTATTGCTGTTAATCTAAAAGCACTAGGATTAAATGGGTCTCCTGCACCATTACCAAAACATCTTAATCTTCCATTACCTCTTTGTTTAAATCTTACGTTAATATCAAAGGCACTTGTTGTATTAGGATTATAATAAGCACTTAAAGAGCCGCTATCCTCTGTATAAAAAGTATCACTATTTCCCATATTATCATTGGTATAACCTTGTGTTGCAACTGTAACTGCCGAGCCAGTATGTTCACTAGAAAGTAAAATTGAACCATTTGCGTAACGACCAGTATTATTACCATAAAGTTGATAGTTAGTAGACATTATTAAAAGAAGATTGCTAGTAGTTGCAGTTGGAGTAACACTTAAAGTAAACAAAGTTGAATAACTTGAAGATGTTGTATGTGAATCTCCAGTAAAATTTACAGAAGTAACTTTTTTAACTTTACCAGGAGCAAAGCTTGTAGCACCTGTACCACCATTAGCAGTAGGAAGTGTACCAGTTACTTGACTGGCAAGGTTTAAATTACCTGTAGTGTTGCTCGCTAAATTAATTGCTTGATTCAATCCTAGTCTAGTTAGTGCCATTACGGTTTACTCCATACGCTGTGTGTTAAGTTTCCTTGCTCATCTCTAGCAAGTAAATCGTCATAGTCTGCTTCAGAATAATCTTGCGGTATATCTCTTAATGCTTGTCTGTAATTAGATTGAGCTTCTGTCATGTTACCACGCAATACCCACCAATCAGTTTCTAATAATTTTTTTAATCTAGTTTCTTTAATTTTTTCTAAATGTCTTTCTGCTTTACTATCTTCATATGCTTTGTTTCTTGCATCAATCTCAGC